GAGCCTAGTACAAAGAAACGCTCTTCGTCTGGATCAACATCGTTGCCATCTAAAATCTCTTTAGCAGAGATCAACTTGGCAAGCGTTAAGCCAGCAGAACCATGAGCGATCTTTTGACCAGCAGGCAAGGCTACGTTAGACCCGTCACCATCAACAGCGTTACCAGTGGCAGCAGCAATGATTAAATCATCGAATGCGCGAGCCATTGAGTTTGCGCCAGACTTGGCATAGTGGGACTCTGGACTAACCAACATACGAACCTTGTCCTCATCATCGATGAGATCGGCCCAGTGGTAGTCAGTCATCGTTGCAGTCCTGCGCGAGTGTGGAACTTCCAACACAGGCGTATTAGTGTGACGACTTGATTTAACTACAGCAGCGACATTGCCTAGACGTTCAAAGTGAAACTTCTCGCCCGTTACTGACTGCTCGTTTACTGATGCGCGTAGGCGTGAACCTTTTTGTTGCGCTAAATGTATAAGGTTGTCCTGGAACTGTTGGACAAACGCTTTTGCGATTGTATTAGCCATTATATTCATCTCCGAAATTGGCAAATTGAAATTGGCGTTTTGAGCTACCCTTTCGGACTCTTAACTGGCAATGACGCTTGCTTTGACGAGATGAGAAACGGCCCATCCAACCCATCAGGACTAAAATTAGCTACCCTGTTGAGTTAGATGTTCGTTTAAATTTGCTCGGTTATTAGGAATTAAACCTCTTCTGGATAGGCTTGTGTGTATAGCCTTTCCATTTTCTCCACTTCAGCCCCATGTTGTGGGTGATTAGTAATGTTGTACGGGTGTTCTTGGTTACGCCTAACCTCACTGATGCGATCCATTGCCTCAGTAGGAGACAAGGTAAATCGTGATCCAGACTCAATGCCAGCAGACTGCTCTTCTGAAAGGGTTGCACCAATACCAGCCATCAATCGGATCATGCCAGGGTTGTTTGCTAGGCCACTGTCTAACAAGAACTGTTGTGTCTCAGCATCGGCATAGGCCATCACAGCATTCTTAGCCGCAGCTAACTTGGCATCGTAGGCATGGCCCCACTCTTTTTTAAGCAAGTCGTTAGCCTTTTGCATTTCGGCATCACTGGCTTCTTGGTCTTGAGTCGACTGACTTTGGGTGTTCTCTTGCCACGCTTTAACTTGTGCAGTGGATAGGCCATTATCGTGCGCCCATTGTAAGAACTCAGGGTCAGCACCTTCGATCTGATAGCCATCTTTTGTATCAGGACGACCAAGACGCGCATACATCGCATCACGGGCCTCAGATTCATCGCTAGGAAGGTTTAATAGGGTAGGAACTTTGTCGGTAAGCTTTGCGTTAAACGCTGCCCAATCGTCTGTGCTTGCCTCTTCGCTAGGTATGCGAATACTGCCTCCAGCGTACTGCTGGGCATCAAGGTAAGACTTGGCTAGGGTGTTTAAGTCAGGAATCTGTGACAAAGACTCATTGCCTCGGTATTCTTCTGACAATCCTGAGTGCCAGGACTCTGTTGCTGCTGCTTCTTCACTCATTGTCTTTCTCCACTACGTTTTTAATTTCTAAATATATGCTTCGCTGCCCTTCTTTAAAGGCAGTTTCACAGGGGTCTTTGCTGAACGAAATACGATCACCATAGGCCACTTTCATATTGGCAAGTATTCTCTCGCCTGTTTTGCTGTTAAATAATTCTCGTATATCTTTACTGAACTGATCCATTTACTGTCTGCTCCAAATCGGCTACTTGCTGCGCTCCTGCAATCTCTTGCTGGCCTTGATCCATCTCAGCTTGCGCCTGTTGCTGCTGCTGTCGAGACTGTCTAAGCTCACCAACTTGTTCAGCGCCTCGCAACATATCAGCAGGCGCACCCAATCTGTCGGAGATCGTGCGGCCTGCCTTGTCTACATCAACAATGTCTAGCACCTCTGGGTTAACTTGAGCCAGTTGCATAATCCCATCTACTGCGCGTTGAATGCTTGTGACTTCATCCATCTTCTGAGATCGTGCTAGTGGGCCTACATACTCAATGTCCAGATCACCTCCTATTTGCTGCAATACTTCGGGCATTGGTGGCAGCGCATTACCACGCAACATGGAATAAAAAGCACGTTCAACAATTGGGTTTAAGAACTCAGATTGAAGTCGACCAAGGGTTGGCCCTAACAGCCGTTGCATTAACTCATAGCGCACTTGAACCTCAGTCGCTGTCATCTGCGGCCCTTCATTCAACTCAAGCTGGTCACTAAAGAAGATTCGCCTGACTGACCCACGAACATCAGCCAACATAAGCTGGTCAGCGTTCCAATTAGTCTGGTTAACAATCGGCTCTAAGTTTTGCATATCGCGTACATAGGTCACTGTCGATGGGCGTAAATCAATCTTGCCAAGGATGCCGTTTTGCATTGCCTTTAGTGGGGGATCAATCGACTTCTCCCACGCCCTCATGGCCAGCTTTCTTGCAGCGTTTAGGGTCTTTATGTCAGCCCTAGCAATACAGCCTGGCCCGAATCCATACATATCACCAGTGGTCTTAGCCCAGCGTGGAACCATGAACGGAAGCTCATAATATCCAGATTCTTTGCATATCTTTTTATCGATTACACTAATGAAATAGCAGGCAAACGGACGCATATTAGGTGGTGCAACCATTGCTGGCTCACCCTTTAGCTCACGGGGAAACACAGCTTGCACATACTCAAACACCTGGTCAGGGTCTTTCTCCAAAGCTTTCATGGCCTTGTCGCCACAGTCTTTACCAAACTTCTGATACGCTTGCCTAGCCGTTAGCTTTAGCTTGCGGAACACTGTATCGACCTTGCCCTCTTCGCTCTCAGAAATAACCACTTCTGCTAGGTGACACGCTTTAAAGTTGAACCCATCAAAGACAGAGTCTTTAGTCTTAACGTCAAACTGTAACGCTGATGTGCCAAAGCCAACTAAATCTTGGTAACACTCGGCTACCTCAGTAGAGAAGTTACACTTTCCAAACTCTTGAAAAATGCCCACTGCACTTTTCTAGCCAATCTTTGGCCTCTTTGTTCTCATTAAGCTCATCCTCACGGAAGCGTAAGCCAAACCACTTCGTAGAAGGGCTTGTAAGCGACCCGTGAAGCGATGCCGACAATATCTGTAGTGCGTGTATGCCCGTAGAGTCATAGACTTCAGCAGCCCGTTTAGTGCCTCTGGTGGACGTTGTTATAAAGTCAATCTTGCCAGGCATTAGGAATGTGGCTAACTCTTCCCACATGGTGTCCCAGTTGGTTCTATCGGCCCTTAGTCGGTCATAGCGTTTTAACAATGCGACAGGTGACACATTTGGCTCTATTTGCTTGCCCTTTTCATAAGCTTCCATTAGCTAATACTCATTAGATTTGTTCGTTTGGTGTCAGCTTCGCCCAACATACCAGCGAATCTAGTGTTGGTTCGGTTCATCCGCATAAGCATTAATCTGCGCTTGTGCAATGCTTTTAATATGACAGGATCGGTCTCGGTCTTTATCTGATTGTCAATGTCTTGCATTTCTGCAATAGGATCTTGTGAAGACTGTGAACGCTGCTTTAACGAACCTAAATCTGAAGTCTTAGCCTCACCCTCACCTGTCTTTGTATAAGTAGCCACGCCATTAACAAACGTCTTAGTAATATTGTCGCCAAGCTGTACACCTAAAATATTCGGCTTGTATTCCTGAGTTGTGGTGGTCACTGGCTTACCTGTACCAATGTCATACGAGCTTTTTGTCGTAGTCATCTCATCAAAGAAACCAGACTTTTCAGAGGTCACTGTAGGCGTAACCCCAGTTCTCTCAATACCAGCTAGAATGTACTTTGATCTTGCCTGATCTTCTTTGGTAATCACCCGATCACCTGAGTACATTTTCTTACTGCCTATCGACTTTTGTTCTGCGGCAAGCTCTGCTTGAGTTGCGCCTCCTGCTAATCTGGCCTTGTAGTACGCCTGGTTGTAACTCACCTCATCATTGCGGTACTTGTCATTTTTTATTGCTGACAAAAGAACACTTGGCATAGTCGAGTCTTTGTTAGACTTAACCTCTGCGTCATAGGTAGCTTGATCAAAATTAGCCCTTGGCACTGGGTCTTGATAGGCTTTCTGTAGGTCTATGGCTCTACTGTTTGCTGCTTCTGGGCCACTGCCTAATGAAATAGAACCTTGCTCCAATGGTTTTGGAGTCATGTCTGCTGCACTTTTAGTACGGCCTCGCTCGTTGAACTGGCTAACCTCTTTAGTGTTTACTGACTTTGTTGCTGATGGATTTATAGACAACAACGATGCTCCAGAAGCCCCAGCAAATCCAGATTCATTAACCCCATAGCCATCATTTTCTATGCCCATTACTGTCTTTATTTTATTTGTAGCCAAATCATCTTTAGGCTGAGTAATCTTAGCTGTCGCTACTGCCGTAGTCTTTGCTGTAGACTTAATAGGAGTGGCAGGCCGAACAGGTTTACTCACCTCACTGGGCAAGTTGGCGCGTTGGTTGCCATTGCCGCCATAGTTTATTTTTGGGGCTTTAACTTTAGCTTTAACTTTAGGTGCTGTTTTTTGGCCTTGCTCGTTAGGGCTTGCATAAACTTTTGCTTTAGGCGTAGCTTTTTTCTTCTTTGCTGGCTTATCATTGCCGCCACCACCACCACCGCTACTTGAACCACCGCTTGAACTGCCCATCACAACTCCTTATAAAACGTGGTACTGGATTGAAACCCAGCATCATCTAAATATTTAAACCAACCCTTGCGTGGGCTTCTAAACTCAATCTGATCAAATGATGCCTCTTGAGCAATCATGTTAAGCGTGTCTGTCATTTCGTGAATCAAGCTAGGCCCAGTTAGATAAAGCAAGTCAACGTGTAGCACAGAATTACCTGTGTACCTGTCGTGATGCTCTGTTAAAACCAACAACCCTCTTAATTCATCAGCTTCATAAACATTGAATGCTGTAGCCTCTCCCGAATCGATCACCTCGTAGAACTGCAAAGGCGTATATGACTCGCCTATTTTCTTAGCCGTTGACTCAATAGCTTCAGCAAAAAAATCCCAGTTCTCTAAAATCATTTCTGGAGTTTGTTTAATAATATTCATAATTTCACATACTTCTGCTCGGTTATTAGATTGAGCCTATAACACCAGGTGACGATTGCCTGTTGCGCTCGCCCCACGGGATTGAGTACCTACGCATCATGTACGCATAGCGTAGCGCATCAAGAAGGTCATCCATTGTCTTGCTGATCTTGCCCTTATCATTGCGATGGTATTGGTTGAACTCGTTAAAGAAGTCACGCAGATTGCGATCAACCTTGAACCGACCCTTAATCATTAGGTCACGGATCTCATACAGGCCAGCCTCAACCCCATTCGTGCCATCAGGCCATGATGCGTGTTTGTGCAACATATCGAACCCAGCATCGATGTAGTAATCTTTCTGCTGGTTAGCTGTGCCGTTCTTCTCGGTCTGTAGGCCATCTAAAGGCCATGACGTTGGGACACCTAATGCCCAAGGCTTTACTGTCGCCCAAGCCACCTCTGGAGCAATGTGACTCGCTTTCCACGCCTGAGTAACGTAGAACGTGCCGCTTTCCCTATCTTCAATAAGCTGAACGTGGGCTTGAGGATGCTCCCACCCAAAGTCCATTGCGTTAATGACAAACCAATGATCAGGTATTTTGAATGGATCACACTTGATTGAGTCTTCGTCCAGGTCATAGATCCTGCCATGCCCTAGCATCGGTATGCCCTTGGATCTCATGTCTCGTTGATATGCTGGGTATTGGTCTAGCATTAATCGTTTAGCGTCTTCTGATAGGTGTGGTGCGTCATCCCAGCCTGCTTGAATAAACGCCTGTCCCTCACCTGGGTTATCCATGAATGAGATCACTGTCTCAGTGCGCCCGTTCTCTGGTGTAAAGGTTAATATGCCCTTACCACCCTTACCTTTGTCGCCTGTCAGGGTTCTTGTTACCACCTGTGGATAGATAGCTTGATCCTTTGGCTCTTCATCGATGTGATACCAATCGACTGAGTCACCCATGAGTGCGTGTTGGCCCTGTGTGTAGCTCCAGAACTGGCAGATCGATACGCCACCTGATGTGTGTTTTACTCTGACTTCACGCATAGCCCCTGATGTGCCTGTCATCGATACATAATCAACAATCAATTCAGCAGGGATTAGCCCACCCAAGAATGTTCGATCCTCTAGCCTGCCAAACAATGCGGTCTGCAATAGATCGCGTGTCTTTTCTCCAGAGTACCCAAGTAGCCAGCACGTTGGCGCGTGTTCAAACTTATGACCA